ACCGTTAGGCGTGAAAGGAGAGATTATGTTATTTTCTAAAAAGACGAAACACGGTTCTTACCTTGTGAACCAAAACGGTGATGCCGTGCATCCTGATGGTTCTTTGGCGTACCATCCTGTCTCTGTCAATGATGGCGAGTATCCAGAGTACACGCCTAACAATGCGTCCAGGCGGACGTGTGCCACGTGCGGCGCTGACTTGGCTATCTCTGGTGTCAAGCATCCATCCGGTGAAGTTGTTTGTGGGGCTTGCGGCACACGCCGCTGACGCAAACCGTTAGACCCCTTCTTTCAAAATTGTGTCACCCCTATAACAGAAAGGTTATCCAATGAATGAAATCGAAATCAAACAAAAGTTAGACCAGTTGGCAGAGTATCAGGCGCAACGTGATGCGGCTATGCTCGAAAAACAAGCCCTGCTCGATGAAATATATACCGCCGAAATCAAGGCGCGTATTGCTGAAATCGAAGCCGAGTTCTCCACCAAGACCGAAGGCGTTACCGCAAACATCGCCGCTCTGGAAGCCGAAATCAAACAGGCTGTCATCACTCACGGCGCAAGCGTCAAAGGCTCTTTCTTTCACGCCGTTTTTGCCAAAGGTCGCGTCTCTTGGGATACCAAGTCCCTTGATGGTTACGCAACCGCTCATCCTGAATTGCTTACGTTCCGCAAAGAAGGTGAGCCGTCCGTCTCTCTCCGTGTTGCAAAATAGGCACGGGGTCTAACAATGCGTGCAGTGGACAAAAGCGGGCAGGCTCCACGCTACTGGCTTTTTCTACGCCCTCCCGCTTTTGCCACTAACGCTCACCGTTAGGCACTACTCGGAGAATGATATGAGTAAACAAATTGTAGTCTATCGAGAAAATGAACGCGGAGAGATTGCAAAGTTTATCGATGGCGTTGAAGTTGTCGATGGCGAAGTTGTCAACGAGAATAATTCAGGGAATGCGTTTTTCAATTTCTTCGCCTCATTTTTTCGTGGAAATCATCGGCCGCATAACGATAATTGGCGTGAGTACAATACCGCATCTGGAAATCGTGAATATACCGTAGAAGCAAACGGGAACGCCGCTAGTCCAACCCAATGCAACTACGAAGCGCCTCAAGATTATCAAGGGTCTGTCCCTGTGTGGGATGGGTACAGCGGTGAATAATGCCGCCCGATTGGATGAAATAGGCTATGCTCCGCCGTGCCTTTCCAGTCCTGTTGTTTTTATATTCCGCCGGCCTGTACTATTTCCTCTCAGTCTACGTGGACGGCTTCGGCGTGGATTGGCACAACACTTACTATCCAGCAGTTCGGTTGTTTCTGGATGGACAGAACCCCTACACCGTCACTACCCTGCATAATCCAGTTTGGGCGCTGATCCCGCTCGCGCCATTCGCCGTCCTGGGGGAATCCATCGGAGGCGGCGCCCTCTATTTTGTGACATTCGTGGCCTACGTCGGCGTGGCCCATAAACTCAAAGCCTCGCGCCTGGCCCTGGCTTTATTCGTATCCTCCCCGTTAATCGTCTACAATCTCATGCTCGGAAATATAGACTGGATGGTAGCGCTTGGATTCATCATGCCTCCGCAGTTTGGCCTATTTCTGGTAGTCCTGAAACCCCAGATCGGCGTCGCCATGGCTCTCTATTGGGCTTGGCAGGCATACCGATCGGGTGGGGCGGGGCGATTGGTACGCGTATTCTGGCCCGTCACCCTATGCCTGGCGGCCTCATTCCTGCTGTATGGGAACTGGCTTGCCGGCCGCTCGGATGATGTCCTATCCGCTGGATGGAACCTGAGTTTCTTTCCGTGGACTCTACCCATCGGCGCGGCCCTGCTTCTTTCCTCGCGCGTTCGGTCGGAGCGGGCAATTTCAGCCTCTCCATTCCTTACGCCTTATCTGTCTCTTGGGTCCTGGTCAATTGCTCAATTGGGGATGGTAGGAAATACCCTATATTGCTTCATTACGACGGTGGCCCTATGGGTCGCTTATCTATTTATGCTATGGAGATTCGGATGACACAGACGATTGTTTTGAAAGGAGGCCCGCTCTCTGGCACGATAATCACAGGGGTGGAGCACGATACAAACGGACTTATCTTTGAAGGGTCTTACGCATCCTCCGACCTGATCTATCGCCGAACTGAACGCTTTGAGGTGGTGCCGTACCAGCCTCAGACGCGGTCGCTGATACAGGGTGGCTTCTACACCGTGCCTGTTTTTGAGGTGGATTGGAGGGCTTTTCGCGCGACGGGGAAACTGGAGATGGTGCTTTGAAACGTTGACAATCCAGACAAAATAACATAAACTGTCTTTAATGCCTTCCGTTTTATTGGTATGACGAAGGCCCGCGAGGCAGGCACGCCGAGCGCGTCCGACCCCAGCGGACGCGCTCGGTCTATTTTTAGAGGTACATATCTATGCCAGTCAAGAAGAACCAACCCATACCGGAGAGCGGGGAGAATCAGCCCGCCGAAGAACTATCGGAGGTGCTGAACGAGAAACAGATTGCCTTTGTAGAAGCCTATTTGCGCCTTTGGAACGCGACGGCGGCGGCCAAAGAGGCGAAGTACGCGCACCCTGGACAACAGGGAGAGCGACTATTGAAAAATGTTTACATTGCCGCCTATATCAAGGCGCGTCTGCGTGAGGCGTCCTTGAGCGCCGACGAAGTCATGGCGCGTCTCTCCGAGCAGGCTCGCGTGAGCATCTCGGATTTTATCGAAGAGGGTACCGAGACCATATTGGACAAAGACGGGAATCTTATTGGGGAACGCCAGATCGCCATAGTCAAGTGGTCGGAAATCAAGCGGCGCGGTCACTTGATCCGCTCCATTACCAACACGAAGGCGGGCTTGAAACTGGAATTACACGACTCCCAAAATGCGCTCATAAAAATTGGTAATGCTCATAAGCTGTTCGTAGATAGGGAGATCCCGGTCAATGTCAACCTGAGCATCACCGCCGACGACATGGCCGCCGCCCGCAGCAAAGCGCAGGAATATGAAAAATCCGTCCTCGAAGGCGAATAGTATCCAGATGGAGTGGCTTGCCTGCGCTGAAAGCCCTCTCTACTTTTTGGACAATTACTGCATGGTCTACGATGCAACGGAACAACGCTGGATACCGTTTAAGTTATGGCCTGGGCAGGCAAGGGCGCTCAAGACCATGCAATTGAATCGCCTCTCTGTTATTCTCAAGGCCCGCCAATTGGGCGTCACCTGGCTTGTGCTTGGTCTGGCTTTATGGATGATGCTCTTCCATCCCGTATCCACCGTGCTTATCTTCTCGAAGCGCGATGATGAAGCGGTCTATCTTCTCGGGAATGAGCGCCTGCATGGAATGTACGACCGCCTGCCAGAATGGATGAAGGCCCGCGCAATCGTGAAGGACAATGGGCATGAATTACAACTTTCGAGCGGCTCCATTGCCCGCGCGTTCCCCACGTCGGCTGGCGATAGTTACACCGCCTCGCTGGTTATTTGCGACGAATTTGACCTTGTCCCCAATCAGGGACAACTGATGAATGCGGTCAAGCCAACCATTGACGGGGGAGGGCGGATGATACTTCTATCTCGTTCGGATAATAGCAAGCCTCAATCGCACTTCAAGAGCATCTACCGTGCCGCAAAAAAAGGACTTAACGGATGGACGCCCATCTTCCTTCCGTGGTCCACCCGCCCGTCCCGCGATGAGGCGTGGTATGAGGCCCAAAAAGCCGACATCCTACACCGCACGGGAAGCCTGGACGATTTGCACCAGCAGTACCCTGCGACAGATGTAGAAGCGCTGGCGGCCCGTACCCTGGATAAGCGATTATCATCTGACTGGTTGAACGCAGTTTATCAGGAAATGAGTCCGCTAAAATCCGACTCAATCCCGTCCATTCCCGGGCTTGAGGTGTTTGCCATGCCAGAGGCCGGGAAAAAGTATTATTTGGGCGGGGACCCCGCTGAGGGGAACCCAACCAGCGACGATAGTTCTCTTACCGTCATTGACGATGCGACTGGCGAAGAAGTGGCAAGCCTGGCAGGAAAATACCAGCCCTCTACATTTGGATCGCACATTTCAACAGTTGCAGCGTGGTATAACGGCGCTGAGGCTCTTATCGAGCGCAACAACCACGGCCACGCCGTTTTGTTATGGTTGCGTGACAATTCCAAGTGTAAAATAATATTTGGACCAGATAAAAAACCAGGCTGGCACACAACGAGCGTCGGAAAAACTCATATGTATGACCAGGCCGCCGACGATTTCCGTGACAGAACGACAATCATTCACTCATTCGGTACACTGGTCCAATTGCAAAGCATCGAAGGCTCCACTCTCTCCGCTCCAGAAGGTGAACATGACGACCGCGCCGTCTCTTTCTGCCTGGCGCTATTGGCCCGTAAAACCCCGCGCACGACCAGACTAGCCGTTGCGTAACAGGATAAAAGCCTTATGACCAAACCCACTGCAATCGAGAAACTCGCGTCCGCCGTTGGCGGAGCCGTCCGCGCCTTTGAAGTTGCCCGCAGCGGGGAAGGACACGGCAAGGCCCGCCGCCCCGCATTTATCTCCAACCAGGCGCAAGAAGGACGCTGGAAGGGCGGGACGTACAACCCAGACAAGGCCGACGCCGCCGCCCGGTCCCTGCAAAATAGTTGGGTCTACATGATGATCCAGCGTAAGGCGATGGAGAAAAGCGCGGCCCGCCTCTATGTATTGGATAACCCAGAAGGTCTGGATAGCACAGGGACAACGGTCGAGCGACATCCGTTCCTGAGCATCCTCCGCAACCCGAATCCGTGGATGAGCTACTCCTTCATGTCGCAGTATCTGGACTGGTGGTTGGACCTGCTGGGGGAATGCTATATCTTTCTTGCGCCCGACGAGGACGGATACCTGGCGGAGCTATGGCCCCTGCCGTCCAATGCGGTCAACCCTGTACCTGGCGATAGCAAACGGTACATCGACTACTACGAGTACACTGCCAACGGCGTGACCTTCAAAATTCCCGCCGAATACATCTACCACGAGAAGTACCCCAACCCCTTCGACGTGTTCCGCGGCCTTTCTCCGCTGGTGGCGGCCATCCTGCCTGCCGACGCCGACTCCGCTATGGCGTATTGGAATGGGCAATTCTTCGGGCAGGACAACGTCATGCCGTCCGCCGCGATTGCCCTCTCCAGTGGCCTGCCTGGGCAACCCATAGACCCCTCCGATATTCAGGCAGTCAAAGACGAACTCACCAACGAGTACGCGGCCATCAGCCGCAAGACCCTTGTCACCAATGCCTACGATATGGTTGTCTCTCTGCTCGGCTGGAACGCCCGCGACATGGACTTCCTGGCGGGGCGCGCCTTCACGAAGGATGAAATTATCCTGATTTTTGGCGGATTCCCTGGCATGTTCGATAAGTCGGCGACGGAAGCCAATTCGACCACCGCCGACAATATGTTCAAGGAAAAGACCATTTGGCCCGCGCTCAATCAACGCGCGGCCACAATGACAAATCACATCATGCGCCGCTTCTATGGGGACACCATCGAAGTGCGCTTCGAGGACATCCGCCCGATCAATCGGCAACTCCTCATCCAGCAATCCGATTCCTCCCGCGACGTGCTGACCGTGGATGAGCGGCGCGAGCGGTTCTGGAACGCGCCGCCCTTGCCAAATAACGATGGCAAGAAAATCGCTTCGCAGTCGGTCCCGGATCCATTCGGAGATATTCCTACGGGCGGCGGACAGTCCACCGTGTTACCCAATCCACAGAATTCCATTGTCAATGCGAAAGCTCTCGGAAATGACCTGCGCGCCTGGCGGACACGGACGCTCAAGTCCATCACAGACGGGCGGCCCCTGAATGCCGATTTCCGCAGTGACGCCATTCCCGCTCCTATGAAGGCGCTCATCCTAGACGGGCTGGAATCGGCCCAATTTGCGGAGGATGTAAAGGCCGTCTTTGCGGAGGCTCACAAAGGTATTATCCGTTCGTGGCGACCGTGGTCTGCCTACGAAGTGCGCCTGACTGCCGAAATCGAACAAATCCTCCTCGACCAACAACATGAACTAATCGAGCGCATCCGCGCCACTGGCACGGCGGACCCGCTGCTCGATCCTGTCCTGTGGGTAAATCAGGAAACAGATATGCGCGTGCGCATTGCGCCTTTGCTCAAGGAGCTGGCGAACCACGCCGCGCGCCGCGTACAGCAAACCGTCTCGAATGTCGGGCAGTCGGACGCATCCGTCAATTGGGACCTTGCCAATGAGAACGCGGAAGCCTGGGCCAGACAACACGCGGGCGAGATGATACGCAATGTCACTCAGACGACCCGCGAAGCCGTGGGCGACCTGGTAGCGCAGTGGACTCAAACGGGGGAGGGGATCGACGGCCTGATTGCGCGCGTCTCGGCCCTGACGGGTGAAGGCGGGAAACCCATCTTCAACTCCGTGCGCGCGGAGATGATAGGAATTACCGAAGCGACCAACGTCTACGCGGGTGCGAACAATCAGGCATGGTCCGCCGCTGGGTACAAGCCCGCTGCCAAGCTGCCCGGGGCGCACGTGCGCTGCCGCTGCTATTTGCAACCGTACAAACTGCAAGACAACACCCGCGTGCTTGTGTGGTACACTGCCAGAGATGAACGGGTGTGCAAACAGACACTCGAAACCCCGTGGGGACGTGTGTCTGGGTGCTCCGACCTCCATCGAACGATTGTCAGTGAAGGCCCGAATATGGGCGAGAAGGTGTAATGTCAGACGTCCTGGAATATTCGCAGTTTGAACAGTTCCGCAAACAGATCGAACGCTGGCCCCTGCTCGCGCTCGAAGCGGGACGCCCTGCGATGGAACAGGCTCTTCTGTACCTGCATGGTAAACTGCCAGAATACCCGCCTCCCCCTGAACCCGTAGAAGGCGGATGGATGACCAGTGACAAGCAAGTTCGCTGGTTCTTCGCCAACCTCAAGAAGGGTAATGTTAAAGGGTGGAAGATGGTAGACGGGAAGCCTGTCAAGGTTGGATCGGCCCGCACTGGTAATCTCGGGCGCAAGTTCACCGAACAGGTCTATGTCACCGAAGGGTCCGTTCTAGGAGAACTTGGTACAAATGTACCGTATGCTCCGTGGGTGGTTGGCCCCGACTACCCAGGCCGCGACTTTGGCGGACAGGTCAAGTACCAGGCGCGTGTACACGCGGACCGCTGGTGGCAACTGGAAAAGGTAGTCGAAGAGAACGTAGAGGAGGCGTGGCGGGAGTTTACCGTCACCTTCCTGCCCGAATTTTATCGGTTGATCGGAGCGCAGAATGGATAACGAGTTTATCAACCACCTAAAAGCTATCTCGAAGACCGACGACGAATTGCGCGTTGGCAATTACATCATCCTGTTCGGCGGGCGCGACCTGAACTTTGTCACCGCTGGTCCCAACCCAGACAAAAGCATGGGAACACGATTTGCGGAGGACGTGGAACTCGAAAGCCCGCTCACCGCTGAAGGCCGACTTCCGCTCGGGTGGGAACATGGAAAGGACCCCGATGAAGCGGGCGTCGGCACCCGCGCACTCGGCTATGTGGACTGGAAGACAGCCCGCAAAGACGAAAAGGGCTGGTTCGTCGAGCGCGTTCTCAATCGCCGCGAGAAGTACGTCCAGTTTGTCGAGGACCTGATCGAAGCTGGGCTGGTGGGAACGTCCAGTGAGGCTATGCGCGATGGTATTCGCGCTCTGGATGACGGCACCATCACCGCCTGGCCGCTTCGGGGAGATACGCTCACGGTCATGCCGATGGAACCGCGCATGATGAAGGAATTTGGGGGGAACGTCATTCAGGCTATTAAAGGCCTGTCTCAGGAGATTCCAGCGATGAAGTCGCTGCTATCCGCGCCAGACGCGGAAGAGGAAGGCAAAGGGAGCGCGCATAAAGGCGGCTCCGCCAACCAACCGAAGAAGGCCCGTCAATCCAACCTTAGTGTTAAGGAGAACAAAGCAATGAACCTCATGGATGCCATCAAGAAACTCGTTCCCGGCCTGGCCGAGGAACAGTACGCCAGTCTCCAGGCCATCCTGGAACTCGGCGGCTATCAGACGGCGGCTCCCGAAGCCGAAGAAGAGGGCGGAGAACTTCCCGCCGAGATGTCCATCGACATCGTCAAACTGACCGGGGACCTCAAGGCGCTCGGCTACGAGATCGCCGCCCCTGGCGCGAAGCCCGTCGCCCGCAAGGCCGCGGTCCAGCGCCCGCCCTTTGAGTCGCGCGAAACCGAAGAGAGCAAGGCCAAGACCGACGCCGAGAAGGCGCTCGAGGCGGCCTACGTCATGCGCTTCGGCGATGACAAGGAATCCGAGAAGGCCATCATGTCCGAGTACATCGGCCCGAACTACAAGGCCGTTGTTCAGGAACAGAACGTGGCCTTCGCCAGGTACCTGCGCGGCGGCGAGCGTGCCCTCGACGCATCCGATGTCAAGGCCCTGCGCCGCCTGTACTTCCCCCGCGAGGCGGTCATTGCCGCCGTCAAGGGTGGCGCGACCATCGGGTCGGTCAAGGCGACCCAGGTCGAGGCGGTTGGCGAACTCGGCGGTTACGCCGTTCCCCCGAACGTCCAGAGCGAGATCACCCGCCGTCAGGTGGGCCTGACCTCTGTCCGCTCCTCGGGTGCGCGCGTCATTCAGTTGGTCAACTCCAACGGCATCGAAATCCCGATCTATCGCGGCGACTCCAAGAAGTACATCGGCAAGATTCGCGGCCAGTGGGGGACTGAAACCCAGACCCCGGGCACGCAGAACTTCAAGATGGACATGGAGTTGGTCATGGCGCACATCTACACCTATAAGGTGCCGATGAGCGTTTCCCTGCTCGAAGACGCGGCAAACCTCGTCCAGTTGGTCGAGGAAGACATCGCCACCACGAAGAGCATCGACGAAAACTCCTGCTTCCTCGTGGGTGACGGCGTCGGCAAGCCCCGCGGTATCCTGCCCGGCAGCACCAACGCCGACTCCCTCTCCGAAGTTGTCTCTGGCGCGGCTGCGGCCTTTACCGAAGCGGGCGTCAACAAACTCAAGCGCGCATTGGCGGCTCAGTACCGCGACAAGGCCCGCGTCAAATTTGTGGCGAATTCGACCTCCCTCGGCCTGCTGGAGAACCTCACGGTCGGCGGCGGCAATACGACCCGCTCGTTCCCCGAGTTGATCGACCGCGACGAGATCCGCGGCTTCGGCGTGGCGGAAGACGAGTCCATGCCTGACGTGGCGGCTTCGGCCTACCCGTTGCTCTTCGGCAACTTCGCTGGCTACACCATCGTGGAACGCCTCGGCATGACCATCGAGCGCTTCAAGGACTCGAATACCGGCCCGAACGTGGTCGAGTTCCATGTCCGCGCGCGCGTCGGCGGGCGTGTCGAGAAGCCCTGGATGTTCGCCGTCCAGAAGATCGCCGCTTCCTAATCCATCCGACCCACTGGTAGAAAGGTAGAAACCCATGTTCCCCAATGAACTGTTCAGCGAAAGCACGCTGATCAAACTCCTGAACACCGAAGACGCCATCACCGCCACGCAGTACCCCGCTTCGGGTTCGTTCATCGACGTGAGCGCCTACAAGCGCTTCGCGTTCTTGATCGCTGCGGGTGCGCTCAATAGCGCCCTGACCTGTAAGGTCCAGCAAGCGACCGCCAACAACGGCACGCTCAAGGACATCACCGATGCGACCGTCACCATCGGGGCCACCGGCGACGACAAGTGGTATCTGATTGAGGTCGAGACCAATCACCTCGACATCAACAACAGTTACAAGTACGTCGCCCTGGACGTGGCCGGCGCTGCTGGCGGGGACGACTACGGCGCTATCCTGTTCTTCGGATTCGCCGAGTATCGCCCCGTCACCCAGGGCGCGGACAAGGGCGAGATCGTCACCGTGGCCGGGTAAGCCAATTTCGCACACTCTCCCCTCGGGCCTGAACGCCCGAGGGGAGGAAGCGAGAATCCCAATGTCCATGAAAATCAAAACCCTTGTTGGGTCCATCTTCAACGACCAAAACGGGCAGGCGGTCGAGTGCGCCGAGGGCGACGTCCTTGTGACGGGCGACGCCTACGGGCGTCTTCTGATTTCGGACGGTCTCGCAGTTCAGGTCTTCGAGAACGAAGTCCCTGAATCCGTTGAAGTCCCCGCCGAAGAAGAGAAGAAGCCCACCGTCCGCGGAAAGAAGCGCGGCGCTTCCGCCTCCAATCCGTTTATCGCTCAGTAGGACGCCATGAACATCAATTACGCCACTCTCCAGCAATTCAAACGCTACCGCGGCCTTACCAGCAGCGCGGACGATGCTCTTTTACAGTCCATCCTGAACTGGTCCACGGGCGTTATCAAAAAATACAAGGGACGCCGCTATGATGTTTACAAGGCCGTCATTCCCCATGACGCGCCCATTCCTGCGGCATCCTCGTTCGGCGTGTTCGACCGCAGCCGACGACTGCCCAGCGCGGAACGCTCTTTGATCCTGCGCGAAGACCTGCTGGAGATGGTGGAGTTGACCAACGGGGACGGAACCGCCCTTACTGCGTCCGAATACTTCCTCGAACCAATCGAGCACACGCCCTATTCAACGGTACATCTGGCGAGCGGAATTACCTGGCTTCCCGATGACGACGGCAACACCAAGCAGGCCATCGGGGTAAGTGGGTGGTGGGGGTATCACGACGACTATCCCAACTGCTTTGTACCAAGCCTTGACACGGTACTGGATGCGTCCCTCACTAGTTCAGCAACAACCATACATGTATCCGACGTCAACGGAACCCCCGCCGATCTGGATGGACCCCGCTTCCAAGCGGGCCTCATGCTCCGCGTCGGCTCCGAACTGATGTACCTCACTGCCGCCACTGCAATAACCGCCGCCGACGATGAACTGTCCGTAGTGCGCGGCATCAACGGCTCGACCGCCGCCGCCCATGTACAGGGCGCAAGCATCGAGATTTTCCGCCCCATGTCCTTTGTGGCGCAGTCGGCCCTGCGGCTTGCCGCCTGGCGCTACTCGCAGCGCGATACCGACCAGTTCGACAAGACCTTTGCGGTCGGATCGGGCGTGGCGGTTGTGCCGACTGCCATACCTGTTGACGTGCGGGAGTTGCTGGGCGCTCCGAAGGTGCGGCCATGACCGATACCTCCCGAATCGGCCTTATCAATCAAGGCCTGATTGCCATCGCGTCGGGCGTAAGCGGAATTAGGCAGGGCTTTTACCCTCCACCGCCCACCCTGGACACGGCTTCCCTGCCCGCCGTGTTTGCCTTTACGGGAAACAACACCTACGACCTGAGCGAGATGGGCGTTATCCAAATGACGCGCATCTTCCGCGTGCAGGTGGCTTGCATTCCGACAGGGCAGGGCAACCCGCGCGACCGCGAAGAGATGGTCCCGCCGCTGATTTCAAACGTGGCAAGCGCCATCAACCTCAAGCAATACTCGCACGGCCTGGACTTCGTAGAGACGATCCGCGTTGTGACAGACTCGGGGATCGTCATCCTGCCCGAGTGGGGCGCGAAGTTCATCGGCTTCGAGTTGCAGGTGGAAGTCAAGTATTTTGAAAGGAGCATGTAAATGCCCGAACCGACCGTCTGCCCTGTCTGTAAGCAGCCCTTGAAGGACATCGAAGAGCGCGAAGGTGTGCGCCTGTTCTTCTGTGACTGCGCTGGCTTCCGCAGGTCTGTGGTTGAAATCCACCTGCCCGTTGAAGTCAAATCCAAATCCACCAAGAAGGAGGTCTAATCAATGACCGCTCCTACCGAAAAAGTCGGCATGTATGGCTTGCGCTACGCGGCCTTCTACCTGCTGAATTCCGACAATACCCCGAAGGGCACCAGCACCACCGCCTATGAGGGTATCCAGGCCATCGGCTCCGTTGGCCTGGAAATTGAACAGCCCGATTCCGAGCGCATCGACTTCAACGGCGAAGACGGCGTGACGGGGTCCGCGTTCCTCGGCCCAAAAACGGCCATGAGCGCGAAACTCTCCGTCGAGGCATCCGACCCTGCCCTGATCGCCATGCTGGACGGCCTGAAAGTGTACAGCGTTGGCGAGATGTCCCTTGTCGGCGTCGGCACCGAAAAGCAGGGCGCGGAACCGCAAGTCGGTATCCACGTCTACCAGGCTGGCAAGGGCCTCGTGACGGGTAAGCAGTATTGGCACAACTACTGGATTCCGTCCGCCCAGGTTGTGTCCAAGCGCGGCGGCATGTCGTCTGGCAAGTCCACGATGATTTACGACATTGCCTCCATGCGCACGGGCTATCACTTGTGGGGAACCGCCTACTCCATCGCCACTGAGGGTTTCCTCGCGGCGCAGTGGAACGAGGGTTGGAGCAACTACCCGTACCGCCTCGCCTCCTACGTGGCAGACGGGACTGCAACCGATTTCCTGTTCCCCACCACCGGCCCCGCCGTCCAGACCACTGGTATCATGGTCTACAAGAACAAGACCCTTGTCACCTCTGGCATCACGAAAGCCGTGGACAAAGTCACGTTCTCGGTGGCCCCCACCCTGAACGACAAGATCGACATCCTGCGCGAGATCGCCGCGTAACACCCAAACCCCTCGGGCTGGAAACGGCCCGAGGGTCACATCACAAAGGACTATCATGCAGGTCAAGTACACCAACCGCAAGGTCGATGAAGAAAACGGCCTGATCCACGAGACGGAATATGCGTTGGAGATCGTTCACATGACCATCAAGGGCGGGATGCTCCGCTCGAAGATGGTTTCTGATGCGTTTATCGCTCCGCGTGAGGACCCAATCGACCAGACCGTAGCCGTCGTCACGTTCCCGAAACTCATGGGGTGCCTGGCGTCTGGCACCATCACCGGCAAGACATGGAAGATGGACGGAAAGGGAGATCCCGGCGAACTGGTGGACGGTTACACTCAGGACGCCCGCACCCTTACCCTGGACGATTTCCTCTCCATGCCCGACGAAGTCGGCGTTCTGTGGGGCGCGGCGGTTATCCGTGAAAACCCCACCCTCGATAGCGTGGATTATGGGCAGGACAAGCAGCCCATTGTCACAGAAGACGCCGCAAAAAAATCCTGAGCGCTCGGGCGCGGCTCGAAGAGTTCTACGGCGCAAAGGATAAGAGAGCAAATGACGATATTTTCCCTGACGAATTCTTTGGCCTCGGAAAATACGCGCCCGAATTGTTGGACCAGGCCGTCGAGATGCTGTTCTTTTTGGAAGCGATTGACTGGAAATGGGACATCAACACCATTCTTGAACAGCCTGAAGAGTTGACCCGTCTGATTATCCACCTGAAGGCGCAAGGGGTGGAAATTCAGAAGAAAAAGAAGTAGGCCACGATGGACAAAAAGGTACTGAGCATCCTACTCCAAATGGGCGTCGATGAAGCGTCCGCCGCAAAGGGGCTGGCGAAATTCACGGAGTACCAGAAGCAGATTGTAACGCTCGAAAAGCGCGCCGCTGAACTCAAGGCGAGTATGGCGAAGGCGCTCGACCAGGGGCAGAGCGTGGACGAACTGAACAAAGAACTCGTGACGGTCAGCGTTACCCTCGCGCGCGTGCGCAAGGCCTCTGACGAAGCCCTCGTGGAAGGCTTTGCGACCGACGCAGAGCGGGCCACTCAGGAAGCCAAGCAATTCAACGAGCAACTCAAGGAAGCCCAATCGAGCGCATTTCAACTGCGTGATATTGGCGAGAAACTCGGGCAGGTCGGAACCCGCCTGACGGGAGTCGGGCGCGGTATCCTGGACCCGCTTCTCGGTGCGCAGCAGGCCTATCTACAAGCGCAAGAGGCGCAGGGGAATCTGGACGCGACGGCCCAGCGCTGGAACGCGGCCCAGCGCGAAATAGAATTGGCGCGCGCGTCCATCGGGCAGACGACTACCGAAGAACTCCTGCCCATGATAGAAGCCGTGGCGCAACTCACGACACAGATCGCCGAACTTCTTCGCCAGAATCCAGAACTGATCAAACTCGCGCTCGGCGCGGGCGTCGGCCTGACTGCGGGCGGTACGCTTTTGCAGACAGTCGGGTCCATCGCCTCGCTGGTCGGAACCATCAAGGGACTCGGGCTTGTCGGCGCAGGCGGAACGGCGGCGGCTGGTGGAGCGGGCGCCATCTCGACCGCAGTCCTGTCCCCCATCGTGGCGAGCGTTCTCGGTGTTCTGGCGACCGTGGGCGGGGGCGTGGCGGTTGGAACCATGGCTTATGACCAATACGCGCAGAGGACAGGCGGGGCGTCGTCCGCCAGTATCGCTACGGGCGGAGCCTATGAACTCGGCAACCTGTTTGGGAAGATCGCCGGGCTGGACGCCGCAGAGATCGAGCGCAAGTCAACGGTCTTCGCGGCAGTTATCGGTAAACTGACAGGCGCGATTGACCAGAACTCCCCGCTCTGGCAACGGGCGGAAGCCTCCATTCCAGAAGTACAACAGACGCTCGGGCCGACACCGGACCAACTGGCGGCATTTGACGCATACCAGCAGGCCGTCACCGCCCGCGAGGAATTCGAGCGGCAGAGCGAGGCCACACGGACGCAGATCGTACAGGCGAGCGGCGCGGAGCGTGTATCCCTTGAGTCTCAGTATGAAGCCCAGCGCGTGCAGGCCCTGGCCGACTTCTCCCGCTCTCAGGCTCGGCTGGAAGAGGACTACTATAACCAGCGTTCCCTGGCCGTCCGTAACTATAACAAGGCGGCGCAACGGGCCGAAGAAGACCACCAGCGACAAATGGCGCGGATGCGCCGCGAACATTTGGAGCGCGTGGACGACCTTGAACGGTCCCGCGATGCGCTCGGACTGGTCAAGGAACAGCGCGACTACGACCAACAGAGAAGTGACGCGGAGGAAGATTATCAGGTTGCCGCTCGTCGGCGCTCGGAGGACTTCGCCGACCAACTCGCCCAGATGGACGCGAACTTCCAGCTACAAAACCAGCGACGGCAGGAAGACTTCGACCTGCGCCTGGCCCAGATGGACGCACAGCACGCGGCGGAAATGGCGAAATTCGAGCAGACGGCGGCGGCCCGCCTCAAGGCTTTTGACCTGCAATACAAGAAGGAACTGGAACAACTCCAGACCGCCGAAGCCAACCGCGCTAACATCCTACGAGCGGCGGCCCTGAACGACCAATCCGCCACACAGAACGCGGCGGCCAAACTGACTTCCCAATACAAGGCCTGGCTGGAGCGCAACATGTCCACCCTCTCGGCCCCGCGCACCTACTACGGCGGGCGGGCGGCGGGCGGATATGCCCACGCGGACGGCATGTACCGCATGGCTGAGCGCGGGCGCGAATTCGTGCTGGACAACGTCACCACCATGGCGGCGGAACGCATGATGGGAGGATCGCTCTCGCAAGACTCGGCCCTGCGCGCAATCACGGCGGGGCGGGGCGGCGGGGGAAGGCGCTCTCTTTCCCTGAGCAATAGCATCGCCTTCAATGGTTCTTTCTCGGATGCAGAGAAGGCCGCCATGCGCAACATGGTAGACCAGGCGGCGCAGAACGTCGTAGCCAACATGCTCGGATTGGAGGAACGCTAATGGCACTCAGTGAAGTTGGTATTGGCCTCACGGCTGATACGGTTACGAATCTGTACGATATGGCGGTTCCCGTCCGCCCGCCACTGGTACATTATCGGCCCGGATCCTTCGATTCCGAGAACATGGACGGTCTCGTAGAAGACATCGGAAGCCCGCGCGCGGAATTGAGATGGGATTATCTTCCAATCGCAGAGCGCGATTCGTTGCGCCTGTTGTGTCCGACCAAGAGCGCCCGCCTGTACGTGAACATTCCAACCACCGAGAACGGGGATGAGTACAAGGTATTCTCGGCCATTGCGGTATGGCCGGAAGAGGACAGGTCGCTTATCAAGGTCCGCAGGGACTTTGTCATTATGCTGAAGAACATGGTAGAGGTGGTGGCATGACATTGCCGATCCCGCCCACTCTTGGAACCCTGGCGGAACTGCGCAAGCAGGGATTTTCGGAGTTGTTCCTTGCTATGGAGCATCCCAACACAATTTTCTCTTGTCAGGTCAACCAAACATTCGCCACGCACGACCGCGTCGCCGAAGTCATCTACGATAATGCAACAGGCGATTATCTGGACGTGCGCCCCGGCATGACCGCGTATGTCGGATCGACCGAAGGGGCGCGGGACCTCGGCGCGGTCCGTGTGCGCAAAGCGCCGACGTCTTCCATCCTGTATATCGGGGAGGAGTCGGAGATCGAATTCGATGATGATGTGTGGTTGACGGTGGTAGACCAGTTTGCAATCTGGCCCAAGCATATCCGCATCAACAATCGCATCGCCTATATGGATTGGGACGAGGCCTACTCGAACCAGCACGCATCTTTCGACCCGGTCCCCGTGCTGGGCAGTCACCGCGTGGCGTGGCTCAATAGCAACGTCGAAACCTATATCGACGACCCAGACGTTACCTACTCCGGTTCATGGAGTAGTTTCGGGAACGTTCACTCCTACAACGGGACGATACACCAGTCCGACGTCGCCGCCGCCTCTGCCAGTGTAGAAGTGTTTTGCTCGCGCATCCGAATTATCGGATGGAAAGGCCCAAACATGGGCAAGGCGGATGTATATATCGACGGCGTACTCATCGAGACGATAGACGCTTACGACACCGTAGAAACCTATCAGCAGGTTCTTTTCGATAGCGGAGAGATAGATTTTGACTTGCATGAAGTCGAACTCATCGTAAAGCACGAAAAGAGCGCCGAAAGTACATGGTACTGGATACTCTTCGACGCCCTGCTGATTGATGCAAGAGAAACAAGCCTTGACTTCGATGCAACCGCATCCTGGGTTTTCAACGGGACCATCTCGTCGGCGGCATGGTCCGCGCCTGGCTCGGCGGAAATCACGTCCCCCGCAGCCACTTCCACCAGCATTGTCTACGACAGACCCGGGCAGTATATGGTGTACTGCACTGTGACCGCCGATAACGAAAAGGAATTCACCGCCGCCCGCCGCGTCTTCGTGTTCGATGAAAGTACCCCGCCGCTATCCGATTTCACGCTGGACGAATGCCGAGCCGACATCGACGACGGCGGCTGGTCATTCTCCGTGTCAACCCGCTCCGCCCAGGCCTCCCAAGTGCGGGAACGAAACTTGTGTATCCTCTTCTCGCGCGATTACCACGACAACGCGGAGGTAAGTTACGGACCGCTTGAAGGACATGAAACCATCCTTGCCGTAGGGTGGGTGGGGAAGAATACCACGGAGTACGACGCCAATTCGGGGACCGTCTCTTTCGACGTGTACGGTCCGCAATACTGGCTCAAGCAAATGTCGGCCTTTCCGACTGGTCTTGAGTTATCTCCGCGCGCGCCGACTGCATGGACAGAGATAAAGGAATTGACGGTGGATAAGGGCATTTGGCATGTCCTCCATTGGCGCACCACCTGTACAATCATCCTGGACTATATCCCACAGCTTGAGAACGTCCAGTACGTCAAGGAACTCTCGGCGAGCACTGGAACGATCTGGCAGCAGATCAACACGTTCTCTTGGTCTACCATCTTCGCGCGGCTATTGTTCAACCGCTATTGTCAGGGGTTCCTGTCTGTGGACCCGCAACTTGTTCCAGAAGCGTCCCGTACCTGGGATGCGTGGTCCCTGCCAAAGGTGGACATATTCGACGGGATACGCCTGTCCGCCTCGAATAATGGCGCTTGCGCCATGGTGAATCTATCTGGCGTAAGTGTCAACCTGTCTGGGTCGGCGGCGGCCTACTTCTCACTTTCGATGGGCCACGTCTATACCAGGGTTGGACGGCCTGAAATCCTCGACCGCCTGCTGGTGGTGGACCAGGCACAGTCGAATAGCCTGGCGGGACTGGTCATGGGATGGAAAAATAACGACCTTCCCTCCATCCGCTTCGACACGCTGCGCAATAACAGATTCTTTGACATCGCGCCCCGCGCATTTGTCTCAATGGAAATCGAAGAGGCAGACACCCCACGCGCGATTACATTCGACGGAAACACCATCGTTCGGCATGTGGAAATGTCGCACGAGGAAGGTGTACTGCGCATCTCCCTCGAAGTGGAAGCAGAAACGTTCGAGATGCTTTCTACCAACGGAGATATTCCAGATTCCCCAGAGGATGAGGATATTTCCTTCCCGCCCCCGCCCCCGCCCCCCGATCTCCCGCCTTTGGAGATCACAGGAGAGCCTATCGAGGTATGCTTCGTGGACGATGTCTACGGGTTCCTATACACGCTTGATTTCGACAGTGACTCGCCGACGTGGTTCATTGGAAATTCTGGATTGGACGCTTACGAGCAGAATGCGCTCGATCGCCTGGAGGTATCCTTGTTCAGCGGGCGCATATACGTCGCGGCGCTTGGCATGCAGAAGATCTGGTCGGCGTTTATCGCTGGTGGATCCTGGCAACTTGTCACAGATCGAGAGACAATATTGGGCATGTCGTTTCCAGGCTGGGAAGAGAGCATCGGATGGAGTTTCCACTTCAAAGCGTTCGGAATGAATCAGAACGCTCCAGATGAGATTGCTCTCATAGCAGGACGAACTTCGGCACCATACATATCCGACAATTATTTGTACCTTGGCAACTCTGCTGGTGTGTCTCCGACGAATTCGACTCCGTTTTATAGCAAGGGAGGGGCTGGAACTGGAGAGATCACCTTTGGCGGAAAATGGGTACTTACATGCCAGCGCGACAGTTTGTTCTGGGAAAATGCTGTTTTTGTTTTCCCTGACGGCGGTGGAGACCTGGAATCTATGACATTATTGCCAACACTGGTGGGTAGTGTGCCTCACCATGCCCGCGCTGGTACGAGTGATATAATTTTTGAGCACCAGGCGGACCGCTACAACTCCATCACCGACAATGGCGGATCGGTCAGTCTGCTTGGGTATGATACAGTAGGAAACTACGAACAGGCGGCAGACATAGACCCTACCGGGCAAATCGTCATGGCCTCCAAAGGGGCAAATGGGCGGCAAATTTCGACGGACGGTGGAACCTCCTGGAGCGACTTGACAGAGTTACCGTACACGGGCTCGGAGCGTTACAAGTTCCACAACTGCATGAACCCTTCCCAATGGATTGCCGGGCACACGGGAATCTATTACTCAGCAGACCAGGGCGCGACATGGGTCGATAAGACGGGCAACCTTTTGGAATTACTCCCATCCCTGGATGTGAAGATCATACGAGTGATGCGATATGGCGACCAAACGCAAATCTAAATTCGATGTTCGCAAAAAGCGCGATGTCTTTCAGCAGTTGATCGACTCGAAGCGTACTGACATCTTCATCCCTGCCCGCATGGGTGACAAGGATAAGGTTGTCAAGGGCAGCAAGCGCGGGTATGTGTATTGCCGCCTGCCTAATGGTCTTGTAGTAGAGGTGAGGAACAGCAAGGTAGCGGCCCGCCCAGGCCGCAACGTCCTGCTCGGGTATGAGCCGACGCGCCCTGGGTTGTTGCAGGTCTTATCTCCCCGCGATAGCATCGTGGATGACGATATGTACGACCTTCCAACCCACGGAGATTCGCACACCTGGCCCGAGTACGACGCCCCCTACATCAGAGACGAACAATACCTTCCGCTCCTCGCTTATCCATCAGGGAACTGGACTGTACAGGTCTACAAAAAGACGCTGTTATGGCCCGACCTTTCGGCCTATGTGTTAGTTCGGGACCAGGTTATTGATCTTGAAAGTTACAGGGTCAGCAGCGGAGCGAAGTACGTCCTATTACAAATAGGAAACGACGGGGACGTGGTTGTCAAGGATGGAACGCCAGTCACCAGCAGGGAATTGATAACTCTGATCGACGTTCCTCTGCCAGACGCGAACCATATCGCCTTGTGCGCGGTTAAGTTCTACACGGGACAAAAGAAGTTGCAAAAGAACAAGCGGGTCAATGATTTCATCGACCTGCGTTTTGGGGCATATGGCGAGGGCGGCGG